ATGTGATAACCAAGATTTTACAAACAGAAAAAAACACGTCAAGAGAAAACTACGTCATGAAAAACAAACCGAAAATAGAAATACTCAAAACCGACTCACTGATCCCATACGCGAGAAACAGCCGCACGCACAGCGAGGCACAAGTGGCACAGATTGCAGGCAGCATACGTGAGTTCGGCTTCACCAATCCCGTGCTGATCGACGCAGAGAACGGCATCATCGCTGGTCACGGGCGCATCATGGCAGCGCAGAAGCTCGGACTCGCCGAAGTGCCGTGCATTAGGCTCGATCACCTCACAGAGACGCAGCGCAAGGCTTACGTCATCGCTGACAACAAGCTGGCACTCAATAGCGGATGGGATGAAGCGATGCTCGGACTGGAACTGGCAGACTTGCGGGAATTGGATTTTGATTTGAACCTGACCGGATTCACCGATGAGGAACTCGGACAGTTCGATGTGCAGGAAACAGGAATGCCAGAACTAGCGGATGGCGACAAACAACCGTTTCAGCAAATGACATTCACTGTCCACGACGAGCAAGCCGAGGACGTGCAAGCGGCAATCGCAAAAGCAAAAAGCATGGGACATGGCGAGTCAGCCGTGAACGAAAACAGCAACGGCAACGCACTAGCGTTCATCTGCCAATCATTCAACCGAGCATGAGCGCAAAAGAAATCATCGTAAAGCCGATCAGCTCGCAGGACGCCGCGCGGATTGTGAAGTCGTGCCATTACTCGGGGAAGGTGGTGCAAAACTCGCAGTTGCACTTTGGCGTCTTTCTTGATGGAAAATGCGGCGGCGCAATGCAGTTCGGACCGTCGCTCGACAAGCGTAAAATTCAAGGGCTAGTTGAAAACACGGGATGGAACGGATTCCTCGAACTGAATCGCATGGCATTTGCGGATTGGCTTCCACGCAATTCCGAAAGCAGGGCAATCGCCGTGGCGATGCGATTGATTCGCAAGGCGTATCCTCATATCGAATGGGTGGTGAGTTTTGCGGATGGAACGCAATGCGGCGACGGGACAATCTACCGAGCAAGCGGGTTTGTGCTGACTGGGATTAACCCGAGCATGAATCTCGTGCGGCGTGGTGATGGCGTGGTAATCCACAAAATGACACTTGAAAGCAACCCGACATCGAGACGTGAAGAGCTTGGCGGGAAATCCTACTACGAAATCACTGGCGGCAAATACGACCTCGAGGCATATCGCAAAGCCACAAAAGGCACAATCATACCCGGCTTCCAGCTCCGCTACATCTACTTCTTGAACCCTGCCGCAAAATCGCGCTTGACAGTTCCGATTTTACCGTTTAGTGAAATTGAGCGTCGCGGCGCGGGAATGTATCTCGGCAAACCAAAACGCGCGGAAAGCATCGCAGTCGATGCGCCTTGCATCCAGCAGGGAGAGGGCAGTGCAAGTCTGACCTCCGCGCTCCAATAGGTTATGAAGATAGACTCTGCCACAGTTGATAAGATCAACCAAGCGAACCTCGCCAACATCCTAAAAAAGGTGAAGGCGGGGAAGGTGCTTACATCGGCGGAGCGGAAGTTAATTGACGGATCTAGTGTAAAGCCAAGCGAACTTGTTACACAGAAAAAGATTGTTGATATTTTCAACATCACTCGCAAGTCAATCGCTCAGTGGCGACGTGAAAAAAAGATTGGCTTGCCTGAAAAAGAGCAAGGCATGGAAAACCTTGCAAAGTGGCGAGAGTTCTTTGCATCAAATCCTGATGCTGGTTTTTTTGATGGTAAGCCAAGGCTTGACCGTGAATCACTACTTTGCCAAAAACTTACGGTGGAAATCGAGTGCAAGAAAATTGAGTTGAAAAAGCTCGAAGACACTTGCATCGACATGATCGATGTGCAAAACGCTTTTTACAAATTAGGTGCCGTAATGAGGGCTGGCATCATGCGACTGCAAGCGGATCTCCCGCCAGTATTAGAGGGTCGAACCCCCGCAGAAATGGCAAAGCGCATCGGAGAAGCTGCAGACAAATTACTCACCGAACTAAGCAGCAACGCCGCAGAAGTGTGGGGGGATGATGAGTAAAACCGCACAACTCTTTGCGGCATTTCGCCAATCGTGCAGACCTCCGGCACGGCTAAAGCCTAGCGCGTGGGCGCATGGCAGGGTGGCACTTTATGAAGGACTCTCGCCATATTTCGAGGCGGACGCATCACCTTGGCTAGTCGAACCACTAAACGCATTTGCCGACATCGGCGCGAAAGAGGTTTGCTTACTTGCACCGGTTGGAACTGGAAAAACCACCATGCTAGAAGCCGCGATGTGCTACATCATCAGCGAGGACGCAGGGGCGACAATGCTAGTAGGTCAAACCGATAGCGACATCAAGGACTGGGTTGAAACTAGGCTAGATTTTTCGTTGATTAACACCAAGGAAACAGCGGGATTGCTACCAACGGGAAAACATCGGCACAAGAAGAGGAAAGACGCTATCATTTTCCCTCACATGGCTTTATTTATGACAGGCGCAAACTTGTCTGGACTCCAGGCAAAGTCGATGCGTCGAGTGCTATGTGATGAGCCGTGGATTTATCCAGACGGAATGATTCGAGAAGCGGAGGGGCGGCTACATGACAGATGGAATCGGCAGTTTTATCTTTTGGCTCAAGGTGGCTTTGTGAATACCGAGTGGCACAAGAAATGCGAAAACACCGCGATGCGCGAGTTTTGCTTTACGTGCCCGTCATGCCAACATGAGCAAGCGTGGAAATGGGAGAACGTTATTTATGACACTACGATCACAGACCGCGTAAAAATGGCACAATCCGCACAAATAAAGTGCGCGAACGTCGATTGCGATTACCGATTGCAAGACAAACCGCAACCACGGCGAGAGTTGGCAATCTCAGCGCGTTACGTGCAAATTAAAGAGGGCATGCCTGACAGTTACGGATACCACTACAACGCGCTTTGCAACTGGAGACTACCATTGTGGCGGCTAGTCATCGAGCGATGTAATGCGATGGATGAAGTGGCGCGGGGCAATCTTAAACTACTGCAACAATTTATTCAAAAACGACTAGCAGAATTTTGGAGCGATGAGCAAGAGGACGAACGGGTAAAGCTAACGGGTCACGGCTACTCAGTGCGAGATTATGCGAACGGCGAATCATGGGAGGATGAATCGCATAGGTTTATGACGATCGACCGCCAGCAAGATCACTTTTGGGTGGCGATCCGCGCTTGGGGCATTGGTGGCAATTCGCGCCTTTTATTTTACTCAAAGGTTGACACATGGGAACGAGTCAAGGTAATTCAAGAAACCTACAAGGTAGAAAACCGAAAGACGCAAATTGACTGCGGTTATCAAAAAGATGAAGTTTATAAACGCTGCACTCAATACGGATGGCTTGCATTGCGCGGCGACCAACGCGACCAATATCCACATCGGAACCGACAAGGTAAAACCATTTTCAAATCTTATTCGCCGTATCAATCAGTCACGGCCAGTGACGGCAAAAAAACAATGGTGGCGTATTTTTCCAATACGTCACACAAGGACATACTTTTTCAACTGCGCAATCAGCGCGGCGTAGATTGGCAAATCCCCGATGATGTTGGCAGTGAATACTTGCGGCAAATCGACGCAGAGGTTAGGCGTGGAGAGGGCAAAACGGCGCGATGGACTAAACGGCACAACGACAACCATGCCGTTGACTGTGAAAACATGCAAATCGTGCTTGCTTCAATATTTGGCTTAATCGGAACGCCAGAAACAGAAACGGAAGAATGATTTTTGACATGTCGCCCCAAGCATGGGAGTGGCTGACTTAATCAAAGCATGGTATGACGCATCGTTAGACGATCCGACGATTCTGCAATCGCTCATAACGGCGAGAACAGCGGCATTAAATGGCACGTTGTCAAAAGGCGGCGGGAATACGCTGACATCATCGCAGAAGAACGGAATCAGCTATTCTGTCTTGGTTAGTTTGCCAGAGACAGACCGCATCTTAGTTTTGAATCGCGCAATCAACGCGATCAAAGCGAATAACCGCCCTAGATCAGTTGGAAGGGGGGTGTTTCAGTGATTCTAGATCGTTGGGGTAACTCTTACAAGGCGGCACAAGGGGCTATCACTGAAACCCGAGACCGTCCGTATATTCCCGTGCAAATGAAGGACATAAGCGAGCTTGTCCCGGCACGTGACAGGAAAGCACTTGTTTCATTTTCGCGCCGTCTCATATTGAACGAGGGAGTCTTAAAAGGAGCGATTGAACAGAAAAGCATGTATTCTGTCGGCAGATCATGGCAAGCTCAATCAAAATCAAAAGACCGTGAATTTGCTTTACTAGCAGAGGAAAAAATCAACGACGAATGGCAAAAGATTTGCGATGTTGCAGGGGGGCAAAACAATTTTCAAACGCTCCTTTATTCTTTTTCCGTAGCGATCAGTCGAGACGGTGAAGGTTTTATTTTGCTGACGAAAACCGAAAACGATTACCCGCGAGTTCAGCAAATACCATCGCATCGGATTTCCACACCTAACGGATTTGCTGACGGGATTTTAATAACTGGTAAATTTAAAGGGCGCAAATTAGTCGATGGAATCATCTATCGTAACGGCGCACCCGTGGCGTATTGTTATGTCGATGAGAAAAATCAACTGATAGAGTATTTAGACGCGCAAAACGTAATCCATTCATTTGATCCAGCATGGCAAGAACAGGGGCGTGGATTGCCAGCATTTACACATGCGCTGAACGATTTGCGAGACGCTTTACAATCCCACGAATGGGAGCGACACGCGCAGCTTATGTTGTCTCAAATTGTTATGTCAGAGCATAATGAGACGGGACTTGCGCCAGATGACAACGCATCGATCATCACTGGCGACGACACAACTTGCCAAGGCCCAATTGGTGCAAATGGCATTATTTCCGACACGCTCGGCGGTGGACAAGTGCGATATTTTGCGGCAAAAAGTGGTGCAAAACTCGACATCTTAAAAAACGATAGACCTGGGGAATCTTGGGAATCTTTTCAAAATCGAATCTATCGTAAAGCACTCAGCGGCGACAACTGGCCACTTTCTATGGTGTGGATGGCAACTGGTCAAGGCACGGCAGAAAGGGCAGACCTTGGACGCGCACAAAGAAGCGTAGAGGACAGGCAGGACTTGCTAGAATACGCCGCAAATCGAATGACAGGCTACGCAGTCGCAAAGCTCATCAAGCTCGGAGAATTGCCAGCGGCCAACGATTGGTGGAAATGGAAATTTACCTATCCGAAAAAACTAACAATCGACGATGGCAGGGTATCGAAAGAATTGATCGAGCAATGGAAAGCGGGATTCTTGAACACTCAAGACGTTCTAGGCTATCTCGGCAAGAGCGAGGATGAACATTTAGATCAGCGCATAAACTACCTTGTGAAAATGAAAACAAAGGTATTGGAAGCAAACAAAGCAAATCCAGAAATCACAATCGAGCCTAGAGAAATGCAAATGCTCACGGCGAACGACATGACAGAAACAATACCTGCGCCGCAATGAATTTTAAGCCAACAGAATCAATGGCAGTAGAAGCGCGGCGAGGGTTAGAATGGCGGCGTGAATACAAGCGCGGTGGGACAGCAATAGGAGTAGCTAGGGCGCGTGATATTAGCAATCGTGTAAATCTATCCGCTGACACCATCGGTAGAATGGTTAGCTACTTTGCAAGGCATGAAGTGGATAAAAAAGCAGAAGGATTTAAACAGGGTGAAAAAGGCTACCCATCAGCAGGCCGCATCGCATGGGCATTGTGGGGAGGTGATGATGGCAATGCATGGGCAAAAGAAAAATACAAACAAATCGAAACAAACAATTTTATGTTAGAAATCGTAAACAAATCGGCAAAAGTAAAACTCAACGATCAAGTTGACAAATACAGCATTGATCGAATCATCGAAGAGATTGATCAGAGCTACGGAATGAAAGGAGTAGAGGAAAACTTTGCAATCGGAGAAGTTATGGCTTGCGCTGAAAATGCAATCGACACGCTAACCGTAGAAATCCA